AAAATAGATCTAGGAATAATAGAAATATTAAAGGAAGATGCCGCAGCCTTGTTTAATAAAGTTCGCGAAAACTTAGAAGAGTTCGAATAAGATCAAATAGAAGATTCAGATTTATTTGTGCAGGCAAATTTGATCTATATAGAAGACCTAATCGCTGATTTTTCTGAAAGAACAATATCTTCCACCATAAAGGATTTTAGGAAATCATTTAGTTCAAGAAATGTGTTCTTGGATCAGTTTGTTTTGGGGCCATTAATTCAAGACGGCGCAAGAGACGTTGTAAAAAATGTGGAGACATCTGAAGAATTCTTGAAAATAAAAGGTGGAAGTAAGCCATCTTTATCAGTCCCACTACCTAAATCTTCAGATTATAAGAAAACTAGAATTACAATTGAAAAATTTATCTTAATAGAAGAAAGAGATGCATTACCATCCTCAGTCAGGACAGAAGTTGAAGATCGGCCCGATAACTTATTTGGGGTTGTCAATTTAGATTCTTGGAAGAATTATCTTAACACATATAAAGAGAAATTTAGTTCTTATAATATTGGCCAGTTATGGAAAAGTTGGAAATTTGGATTAAGAATATCATATGTCATGCCAGATATTATAAAAACAGAAGATATCTCTCTGGATGTTAGACAGAAAAGCAAAGCTTACAATGTCTTATTTAATTTAGAAAATACCACTCTCGTGCCGCTCGTTAGTGTAGAAAAAGATATTGAAAACCAAATGATAAATTCTAAAATAATTGATGAATATGAGATCTCTTGTTTGATTTATGATCTATCAAGAAAAGAAGAATATCAAAAATTATTCAGAGATGTTATAGACATTGAGACATTAATTTCTTTAATCACTATTTACAGTGTTGATAACTATGAAAATTATTTGGGCTTGGGGGATAAGTCATCTAGCGACTTAAACAAGTGGCAGAAAAATCCTCAATCTTTTACAAATATCAAAAGATCAATAATTGAAATTTTAAAGGATTTTAAATAATGTCCAAAGGATTATCGGCAGCACTACCACTGATAGTTAGCCAGCAAGATGGCCCATATAGATTAAATAAAACAATTCCGGAACTAGCACAACAGAACTTAAAAATGTTGCTATTAACAAATCCGGGTGAAAGAATTATGATTCCAGAATATGGAGTTGGTCTAAGTTCCTATTTGTTTGAAAACGATTCTCCACAGTTGAGGGGAGAAATTCTTGGTAGAATAAGCAGACAAGTTTCAGAATACCTTCCATATATATTTTTAGAAAATGTGTCGGTCCAACCTTTTGGAGAAAATGAAAATCAACTAATAGTTAGTATACAGTACTTCATCCCGAATGAAAGTCAAAAACAGAATCTTAACATCATTTTGAATAACGATTCTTTATAGGAAAAGACAAATGGCAAAGAAAATAAAACCAATAAACTACACAAGTCGCGACTTTGATTCAATAAAGAGTGATTTGGTCGACTACGCAAAAAGATATTACCCTGATTCTTATCAAGATTTTAATGATTCTTCATTTGGATCTCTTATGCTTGATACAGTATCTTATGTGGGAGATATTTTATCTTTCTATTTAGATTATCAAACCAACGAATCTTTCCTTAATAGGGCTACAGAGCTTGGAAATGTTATAAATCTATCCAGACAATTGGGCTACAAATATCAAAGTACATTCTCTTCAACAGGGGAAGTATCATTATATGCACTTGTCCCTGCAAAGACTACTCATCCGGGACCAGATACGAATTATTACCCGGTAATGAGACAGGGTAGCACATTTACATCATCTGGCGGATCCTCTTTCATTTTGTCCGAAGACGTTAGATTTGATTCTGCAGACACAGAAGTCGTTGTTGGTCGCGTTGATGAGGCTACTGGTGAGCCAACTTATTATGCAATTAAATCAAAGGGCAAAGTTATATCTGGACAAATTGTCGAAGAAAGATTTAATATTGAAGAGTTCGCAAGATTTAGAAAGCTGTTCCTAAGAAACTCTGACATTGTTGAGATAATTTCAATTATTGACAGCGAAGGAAATGAATATTACGAAGTTGATAATCTTTCGCAAAACACTATATTTAAAAACATATCAAAGTATACCGAAGGCCAGTACAATTATAAACAAAATCTTAGGCCGATTATTGCTCCAAGAAGATTTGTTCATGAATACGATGGCGCAAACCACTACATTCAATTTGGTTATGGCTCTGAAGACGAGATTTTAGACAATCAGGTTGCAGATCCATCGTCTGTTGTATTAAAACTAGAAGGAAAAGATTACACAACTGACTCGTCTTTTGATCCGAAAAAACTATTAGAAACGGATAAGTTGGGAATTTCTCCATCAAATACGACACTGACAGTTAGAATGAGAATTAATACAACATCGAACGTTAATGCACCAGCAGGTACAGTTACTAGAATTGATGGAATCATCGCCGATTTTGAAGACGTGACATCCCTAAATGGCCTGCAATTATCTTTTGTGAGAAGTTCTTTTCAAGTCTACAATGATGATCCAATTGTCGGAGATGCATCAGAAATAACAGCAGAAGAGATAAAAATGAGAGCACAGTCTAGCTTTTCATCTCAGAATAGAGCCGTTACAGCTTCTGATTATGAGTATGTTACTTATGCAATGCCTTCAAAATATGGAGCCATAAAAAGATGTAAAATTATAGTAGATGACAGTTCATTTAAAAGAAATCTGAACCTATATGTACTATCTCAAGATTTTGACCAAAAGCTCACAGTAGCTAATAAACAAATGAAAGACAACTTAAGGTTTTGGTTGTCTGACAGAAAAATGATAAACGATACAATTGATATTATAGACGGAAAAATTATCAATATTGGTATAGAATTCGAAGTAATTTCCGACTTAAATTCAAGCAAAGAAGAGGTCTATAGATCTTGTATCTCAAGAATTAACGATAAAATAATGAATCCACTGCAAATGGGAGAAAGTTTCTATATAACAGATATTTTTTCCGAATTAAACAAAGTTCGCGGTGTTGTGGATACAACCAGAGTAAAATTAACAAACAAGACAGGATCAAATTATTCTTCAGTATCCTACTCGATAGATGCTAACATGTCTCCTGATGGCAGAATGCTTATTTGCCCCCTCAATGCATGTTTTGAGATTAAATTTCCTGAGATTGATATAAAGGGAGTTGTTAGATAATGGCTATTAAAAAATATTATGCAAACAAAGACAATACAATAACAAGTGCTTTCCAGTCAAACTTGACAACAAGAGCAACAGATGCAAACATGGGCCTATCTGACATATTAGAAACATTTTCTATCTATGGTCAAGCTTCTTCTACTTCCACGGAACTAGAAAGAATATTGATTGAGTTCCCTGTTAATCAGATTATAGCTGATAGGGCAAGCGAGACAATTCCAGAATCTGGAAATGTAAACTTTTATTTAAATATGTATAACGCGCCAAACAATCAAACCACCCCCAGAGATTTAAAATTGGTTGTACTTCCGATTTCCAGTTCTTGGCAAGAAGGAACGGGACTAGATATGGACCAATATCAAGATGTTTTAGACGGAAATGCAGGATCTTCGTGGTTTACAGCAAGCCTTGGAACACCTTGGTCACGCCCCGGTGGAGACTACTTAAACAGTCCGGTATTTTCTCAACAATTTTCTGCTGGAAGCGAGGATATGAAGATAAACATCACGTCTCTTGTTGAGGAATGGATTGCTGGCACGATTGATAATTACGGTGTCGGTGTACATCTTACATCAAGTCAAGAAGCTTATTTCTCAAACTCTTCTGGTGTTGACGTGGGTGCTCAACTTTTCAATCCAGACGGTGCTACTGAATCTTATTACACTAAGAAATTTTTTGGAAGAGGTTCCGAATTCTTCTTTAAAAGACCGACTATCGATGCGATTTGGGACTCTTCTGTAAAAGATGATAGAGGTAACTTCTATGCAAGTTCTTCCTTGCTCCCGGCATCAGAAAACAATAGAACTATTTATTTATATAATGCAATTGGTGGGCGGCTGAGAGACGTTCCGGGTGCAACTACTCTGGGAGTTAGAATATATAGCGCGGAAACTGGAGGAGATCAGATTAATACATCTCCAATCACAGCCGGTAAAGTTTCTACAGGTATTTACTCCGCCTCATTTGCACTTGATACTTCTGCGAGTGTTGTGTACGATCGCTGGTTTGATTCTGGATTTACCAACTGTTACCACACTGGTACGGTTGAAATAAAAAACCATCAGGCATCTGGATACAATCCTTATCCTAATTACGTAACCAATCTTACAAACTTAAGGCCGATCTACTATACTCATGAAACAAATAGATTTAGATTTTATGTTCGCGAAAAAGATTGGAGTCCAACTATTTATACAGTAGCCACAGCAAAAACTGATACATTGGTTGTTGAAAGTGGTTCTTATCAAATTCACAGAATAACAGATAATTTGGTTGCAATTCCATATAGTACGGGCAGCGATAGGGGAACAGAAATGTCTTTCGATGTAAGTGGAAATTATTTTGATTTAAAAATGGATCTTTTAGAACCCGGATATTCATATGGTATTAAATTAGCCTACTACGAAGAGACAGTAGGAAGTTATGTTGAACAACCGTATATGTGGAAATTCAGGGTTGAAGAAGTATGAGTATAAGAGATTTATTTTTAAAAAGCGATAACAAACTTTTATCAAAAGAGCCAGCAGATCTAAGAAAGGATGCTGAATCAATTGGTAATATAACTGCAACTACAGAAAATAGAAGCAAGTTTATACCTAAAGTGGATTTTTCGGATCCTGCCAATTTTGCAAACTTTGGATCAGCAGAGTCTTATTATGAAGATGCTATCACGAGAGTTTACGAAAATTATCCTTACGATGGATCTTCGAAAGAAAGGCAGGAATATTTAAACGAATCAACTTATATTGATTTGTGGATGCTTGAAAACAAGTATCCTAGAACAACTGGTTACATAATACTTTCAGCAGAAGATGGCACATCGACCGCTGATGATGACGGCTGGCAAAATCCCAATGTTTCAGAATATATTTCTTTTGTTGGAGGCCCGCATACAGCATCTCAAGGCATGGTTGGCAAGCCTATAAGCTCTACTTTTGATGATTCAAACAAGTACGACACAGATATCTATAGAGATAAAGGCTTTTCTGGAACAGGTACACGAGAAAACAATCTTAAAACAAATTTTGATAACGGTGTGACAGTTGAGTTTTGGTTCACCACGGAACAAGTAGCCGTCAGAAAGCATACTGTTTTTGACTTATGGAACTCTTCATCCGATTCTGCTTCTTATGGCAGAATTAACGTCGCATATGATAAAGCGTCTTCTAGATTTTCTCTTACTGCACAGTCTGGATCAAGCGGTATCAATGAAGAGTTGGTAGGGTCAGATTTATCCACTCTGCAGAATTCTTTTCATCATTACGCTATCAGATTTTATAATTCTGGATCAAATTTAAATGTTGATTTTTATATTGATGGCGATTTGGATGCACAAGAGACATATGCTGGTGAATCTATGGAGGAGGTGACCGGCCCGTTGACAGCGAATATTGGTGCCCTAACTTCCCCCTTTGTTGATGCGGGCGGTGTTAACAGAGGTGATATTGGCTGGGGCAAGCTTTCTGGATCTCTAGATGAATTTAGATTTTGGAAAACAAAAAGAACTTCTGAAGAGATAGGCAGAAACTGGTTTGATCAGGTTTATGGAGGGACTAATACGGATATATCAAATGCGGATCTTGGAGTTTATTTCAAGTTCAATGAGGGTATTACCGGAAATTCTTCTATAGACTCTACAGTTTTAGATTATTCTGGCAGAATAACAAATGGTACTTGGACAGGCTACAATACAGAAGCTAGAAATACAGGTTCTGCAATCGTTTTAGCAAACGCAGCCATTTCAGAATTCCAAGACCCGATTGTTTACCCGGAACACCCAGATGTTCAATCTGTATTAGCAGAAATGAAAGCGTCCGGCTCCGCCCATGATTATACAAATAATTCTTCGTTGTACAACGGATTTCCTCTGTGGGTTATCGAAAATGATAACGACAGCAACGGAGAACTTAAAAAACTTACACAAGTTATGTCAAGTTATTTAGACACTCTTCAACTACAGATTCAGGAATTACCAAAATTACAAAACGTAGATTATTATAGCGGCTCCTATTCCAAGGAATACCCATTCATGTCAGATCTTCTAGAAGGTAGGGGAATGGTATCAAAAGATATTTTTGCTGATGCTACAGTTTTGGAGCAAATTTTCTCTAGATCAGAGACTGATTTATACTCTTCTGACCTGACAGAGGTGAAGAACTTAATTTATAGAAACATTTATAACAATATTTCTTATATTTATAAATCAAAGGGCACGGAAAAGTCCTTTAGAAACCTTATTAGATGTTACGGTATTGATGATTCTTTGATTAATCTAAATCTTTACTCCAACAATCTAACTTACGAACTAGAAAACACTTACCAGTTTGACTCGGAAAAGAAAAGATATGCGGATTTTTATAGTCCAAGTTCTTTCGAGGCCACTGTTTATCAGCAAACTTCTAGTGCAATTGCCAATAGTGTGTCTTTTATATCTGCATCAGGCGCAGATCAAGAGAAATATAGCTCATTCACACTAGAAGCAGATATAATTTTACCAAAAAAGAGACTAGAGAGCGATTTAGACCACTTTAGTACAACCTTCTCTACCTCTTCATTATTCGGTTTTCATACAGCAGACAGTTCAAATCCAGAGGACTTTGCATGGCCTGCAACAGATTATGACTTAAAAGCTTATGTTGTTCGCCCCCCCGATAATGATAACTTAAAAGATGCCTATTTTTTACTCACAAGTTCATATTTTGGCTTAAATTTAACAAGCTCCATCATAAAAGATGCTTATGACAACAGGAGATGGAATGTTAATGTTAAATTCTATCCGGAAAAAGCATCAAACCTTGTATCTGGATCTTCTAACACATCCTATGTCGTAGACTTTTCCGGAATTCAAAAAGATTTAGATGTAGTTGTTGATGAATTTAGTGTTACAGAGAGCGTAGCCACAGCAGAATTTCTAACACAGCCAAAAAGAATATACGCAGCAGCCCACAGACAGGACTTTAGCGGATCAATTCTGGAAAAAACAGATGTAAAATTGGGATTTGTTAGATATTGGATGAGTAAGCTGAGCGATTTGGAGACGCAATCTCACGCTCAAGATCCTACAAACTACGGAAAAGAGCACCCATTAAGAGGTATAGGCGTATATGACACTACCTTGGGCAACATAGAGGTTCCCCAAGCGAAGACTTTGGCACTAGACTGGGGATGGGATGTGGTTTCCACATCATCAACTGGCGGAACTTATGGATTGTTGGATAAATCCTCGGGATCCGCAGAGGATTTAGGCAGGTATGGTTGGCTTTCTAATGTATCAGAGCGACAACATACCGGAATTGGAGATTATAATCCTGTGTCGCAAAGGGTTGTTAACGTAGAATACATTCCCGTTGCAAGAAAAAAGAATCCCGAATCTTTAAATCCAACAATGACATCCATAAAAGTAATAAATGAATTCGAAGAAGAGGTCTTTGATAGGAATACTAGGCCGGTTAACTTTTATTATTCTTTAGAAAAGAGTATGTACTCTTCCATTTCCAAAGAAATGTTAAGATATTTTGCGTCAATTGTAGATTTCAATAACTTAATTGGCGAACCGGTAAATAGATACCGATCAAATTATAAGGACATGTCCAAGTTAAGGCAGATTTTCTTTGAAAGTGTTCAAAATGAACCAAAAGTAGAGAAGTTTATTGATTATTATCGCTGGATTGATGAGTCTCTATCCTCAATGTTACAACAATTAGTCCCTGCTAGCTCTGAAATATCAGAAGGAATTAGAAATACTATTGAAAGTCATGTCCTAGAGAGAAACAAATACAGAAATAAGTTCGCAACTCTTGGTAAAATAGATACTGATTTAGAAGCTGGGTTATATGGGGTTGAGAGATCTTCATATCCATGGAGATTTGGTACTCCAACCCTCCCTCAGTCTCCGCCTCCTACAAATGAACATTGTTTTTGGTGGAGATATAGAGCAGATAGAACAAACGAGAGAATAACATCTGGAGACTCTGCCGTTGATGCCACCAGAAATGCAATTTTAGCCGCTGTACAAAGCAGTGTAAACAGAAGTTACACTTCTCCCGTTCGCGTGACGATGAAAAAAGAAGAAATTTATGGCTCTGGCTTAAATTCATCAAACAATAACATAGCTGATTACTTAAAAAGTTCAATTGGTTTTGGATCCTCGGACGGATTGCTGTTTGAGGCAGGAAAAGTTAAAGACTTTATTGATTGTCTCGATGTTATTGACCCTTTAGAGAAGAAAAAATGGTCATATGCTGGACAAAACCAAAAAGATACTTCAGATTATGCCACTTCAGAAGGAGATTTGGTTTCTCCCTTTGTTGCTGTAAGCTCTTCTGTGACGACAGGTTATAATAGTGAGTTAAATGCTAGCTTTAAACAGGGGTTCTCTATAGAAAACCTTCATATTGATGGGTATTCCAATGGGGAATTGCCACTACAAGGTCCATTCACCGAAAAATATGTAGGTGGAAGACAAAACAGGCACGTCGCCTTGAATACCGGAACCGATTCCGCAGAAAGCAGACCAGAAGCATGGAAACTAGAGTTTACACCATCTCCGGGAATGAAAATAATACATCAACCAGTAAATCAGCCACGAGCAGCACTGTATAGGGGCCTTACTGCTAAATCTCCATTGAATATTGCGAATATTAAAACAAATCTAACTACAGGAGACGCTGGTAACTACTCAAAAGATTATGAAATTGTCCAGACAGTCAGTAGAACAAAGAATAATGTAGCCTACACTAAAGCAGAGGGATTCAATCTTTCTGACATTCCATCACCATACATTGCTGGCATGGATGATTATGCAAAGCCAAATAGGGGAAGAACAGAACACGTATTTGTTAATCGTTTTTCTTCTCCGGGTTCTCCCGATACTGCAGGAGATTCGAACGGTGGCCCAGCATTAGACACATTCGCAGCAGAGTACTCTCCATACAACAATATAAACTACAGAAACACAACTACTAGAAACATTTATAAATTGTTGCACGCTTCTCATGTTAATCAATTTGGATTTTATTCGGATAACTTTGGAATCGGCGCAGGCCCGTCTCAAGTTGGATCCGAAGACTATAGCGGCACAGGAAGCATCTATCAAACAAATAGAAATCCCATAAAACAACTCAAGGAGTCTGGAGCTACAACAGTTACGGCATCAGTGTACGACAATTATTTTGTACAGCACGCTATTCCTAGATCAGATCTTCAATATTCTTGGATTACATCTTCCTACACATCTTATGATACATTTGGATACCTACCTTATTCTGGCGAGGTATCTTCATCTACAGGAGAAACCTCGCTTGTGACATTCTCGTCTGCAAGTGACTTCATCTCATACAAGACAGGAATGTTTGCCCCTGCATTTGGAAAAGATAAATCATCACCGGCAGGTTCTAACTTTTTGCCAACCGTTTACAACGGATTGAATTATAATGTTTACGAACCTTCCGATAGAGATACAGGCTTTTTGGGATATAAGGAGCAGACTGCAGAACCGAGAGTTAGAGTTGGTGCCTCTAATTATAAAAATGACACACTGGTTCCTTTGATGACAGGAGATGGCGAAGCCACTATATTAAACGCCCTATTATTAAAAAGAAATGGACCCTATCAGCATCCAACGTGGAAGCAGATAAGAAACTCTGACAATCCAGTTGTAAGAAATAGAAGGCAGAATGGACTAACGGCGTACAATATTAAAAATAGTTCTCAAAATGGAAATGTGGAACAAACAGCAATAATACCAGTTAACAGATTTTCATCAACAAAATTGGTTAAAGACCCGGCAGTAATTGGAAAATATAAGCCATTAGAATTCGGCTTAAAGACATCGATGGATTCAAATAATCAAGATGTTACTATAGAGACAGTTAGGGCAGAATGTGTTTATGGAAATCAAATCGGCAGATTCGCCAACAATCAGATCACATATGATCTCTTAAGAGATAATTTATCTGATAAAGATACTTCATATAGAGCAATATACGATCTCTATTCTGACGGAAAATTGCAGGATTCTTCAAGCCCAATAGAGGAGCTTGTATATCTAAATTATTCTGAACAAGTATATCCGTCATCTATAAACTGCTACTCTAAAGTAAATAGAGAAAGAATTGGATTCAAAAATACTTTCTGGAAAGACTCTAGAGAGGAGAGAACCACTCTTGGTCAAGATAAATTTAATGGAAACAATACACAAGGCGTATCACGACAACAAAGTGCTTGGGGTCTAGATGCAGCCGAGCAATTCGGTGAGACCTTGGCAATCTCTGCTTATTATGCATTTGATTATAATTCTGGATCAGCAGGTGAATTGCAAAATCAATACACATTTTTCTTTAGAAAAGGTCTTTTGGATACAAACGGTTCCGCATCGCTTTTGGTCCCGTCGCCTATTTTGTCAAGAAAGAATGAAATTAATAGTAAGTATTCTGTTGTAACACCGACAGGCATGGAGACCATAGTTAGTGCCGCAACGAGCACAGTATATTTAACGGACTACGAGGATGCAGCTGCAACAGGTCCGTTCGCACTTCCATATGGCATACCTTTAGATAGGGGTGGTACAGCAAAGTTTGAAGCACATACTTTGGCAGGATACATAAAAGATGGTGTATTTGTTAGTTCTTCCGCCAAGCCTTTCTATGATAAATATGATCAATACAATCTAGAGATGAGACTGAACAACAAAGATATGTCGCTGGTCCCAGAGTTTAGAATAAGTGAAAATATCGAAAAATATCTAAACGACTCAAACGGATTTGTATCTGATAATGAATCATCTTTTAATATATTTGGAGTTAATCAACAAGGAAATCAGAATATTTCCTATACAGATCAGATCATGCAGACAGAGACATACAATGTTCAAGTTGGCGAAATAGCACCTTCTAGTAGTTCTGAAGATCAATTCTACAAAATATATTCATTCTCCGACTTTATGCAATATTTTGATGTAATCAATGAAGATCATACTGATTATGACTTACCAAAGGGGCTAACACTTTCGTGTAAAGCACTGATGAAATTCATTCCTTACGATGGCTTTTATCCAGCTGAACACACATTGGAAATTGCCAATGCTTTCTCGCAGTCTTATTCTCAATACATAGATTTTACCGGTTCTGGAATTTTAGGTGGAGACGTGACAGACCCACTTAGAACTAGACCAATTTACGAAACAATGTTTTCTCCGGGAATCTTATTTAATACGATCAAATCTGGTGTAGCCGTTGATTATCCAGTTTACACCGGGTCTTATGACATTGTAACATACACCACAGGCGGCACAAACACCACCATGGCAGCTCTTGGAACTGGTTCTAGGGGTGGAAATGGCTGGGATTATAGAATCTCTTTTGAGACCCTTCTAGAGCCGGAAAAGTTAAATAATATTCCAATCATGGACATGAACGTAGGTCTTTACACTACCCGGTTGACAGCCTATTCTGATTTTTGCTCTGCCTCATTAGATGCTCCATCTGGAATGAATTCATACAAATTAATGATGAGTAATTTCTTGGCAGAAGTACCAAGTTTCTTTTTGGAAAATGGTATGACAAGATTTTCATCGAACATGGCAAAGGACATCGCGCCAGATCCGAACACAACATATGGACTTCGCGTAAAAATGTATAGATCCATGAACAAGGAAAGAGTTATAACTGGCGATTTCATGCCTCCACAGGACGATATTACCGACACTTCTTTATTTGAAACAATGACGATGTACAGCCGACCAACGGCTTTCGGCCCACCAGTAGCTGGCTCTGATACAGTAGACGCTGCAGCCCTGCAAGCTGACAGTACTTGTGGCATTAACCCATCATTTACTCCCCCTTATTACAATGGAGAATGTTGGGCAGATATTTATTATACAACAGATGCAACTGCCTCTGCAGTGACTATAGAAGATATTTTATCATCGGCATCAGTTAACTATTTGAGGTCAGATCCAGAAGGCTCATGGCCAATGTCAACTGCGACGGGTGTAGATCAATATCCTTACGAAACAGCCGAGACAGCAAATAAATTTTCTATGCAATTATCTGCTTCAATGAACTTATTTGCTAAAGATTCAGCTGGAAATTGGAATATTCAGACAAAATTTGAAACACCAATTTTGAACTTTGGAGATAAGACAAAGCGTCCACTTAGTTTCGATAACATCACACTGCCATCTACCGGCGCAGCTGGAGATTCTACAGATTGGGATGATGGATATGGTGGACAAACAACAACTCCTATTGGCATTTGGCATCAGTTCGGGTTAGTCCCAGAAGAGAACCAAGGTATTTACGTTTCAGTTGAGGATATAGGTATTGAATTTTTGAAAAATGCCTCCGAAAGCCTTTCTGATGGAGAAAATACCAAATCCCTTATTGATTTGGTGGGCTTTGAGAGGGATGTCAAGAAGCTTGGCCAAGTCAAAGACACAAAAACAGTGTACGAATCAGTAGTTGCTGTTCCGTTTAGGGAAGATCGTAATTGCAATAAGGTATTTTTTGAAATAGAAAAAACGTCAAAAGACTACGCTGATTTGGAAAGCAAAATGAATAAGTATGTTTTCCCTCCCCAGTTTGATTTCTTAAGAAATGGAAACGCCACTCCCTTAGCTATGTATGTATTTGAGTTTGAACACACATTCGATAGAGATGATTTATCTCACATTTGGCAGAACATTTCTCCTAAATTTGGGGAATCTTACAAGACAGCGGTTTCATCAATTTCTCATCCTTTATTAGAAGGGCAAAGACTTTCAGACTTATCCGGACGCATAAAGTGGATGGTTTTCAAAGTAAAACAGAGAGCAAGAACAAATTATTATGAAAACTTGGTTAACCCACCCGGTCCATCTGGCGCATCAATGGCCACTTCAAACGATCAGAAGTTTAGTTATAACTGGCCATATGATTATTTCTCAATGGTTGAGTTTGCAAAAGTGGAAGCATCCGTTAATTTTGGAAAAGAGCCTACTCAAGAAATAGAGAGCAAGCCTACTGTCTCTGGAGATTACAAGAGAGAGAACGTAACAAAAGATATGACCGCAGTGTCCTCTAAGACGACAGACGAGTTGAAAAAGATAGACTCGGAAGCGTCTGCATTCGTAAAGGGCAACAGATACTTAGATAAAGATAAATTAGGATAAAACATTAATGACTTTTATGAATAAAAAAGAAGAAGTTCTTGATATAAAACTTACTCAATATGGCAAAAGATTACTATCTCAAGGTAAATTTGATCCAGTTTATTATACTTTTCATGATGAAGGTGTTCTATATGATTCAGAATATGCTTCGTATGAAGAACCACAGAATGATATAGAGGGAAGAATTCTTGAAGAAACTCCGAATTTGAGAACGCAGCATAATTTTGTAGCTGCAAAAGACAGTGGAGGAATTATAAAAGTTAAAAATCCAGATGGATCCACAAGAGAGATAGACATTTATCAAGTATTGTCGAGAGGCGCATTGTCTGGAGAATTGGGTCAATCAGAATTTGGAAATCAGAACTTTCCTTCGTTGATTCTGCATATGGATGGCGGCGAAATAACTTCTGTAAATAATTTTAGAGATAAGTATGGAAAACAAATCCCACAAATAGAATGTGAAATAAAGGCAAAAGCTCAGGTGAGAAACATATCTGACGTTCAAAAATACGAAGAACCATTTGAAACAGCCATTTCACCCGTCGCTCCAGACGGAACTTATCTATCAATCAAATTACCAAACTTTATTCTCCAACTTGTAGAAGAGAATACAGACTTTAATACAGAAAACTTTGATATGGAAGTTTTCAAAATAAACACTGAACTGTTAACTGGCGATCAGACTTTGGTTCCTTTAGATTTTGTTTCACAAAATAGGCAATCCAATATAGTGAACAACATATTGTTGGATTCAGAAGAAGACCCAGATGAAAATTTTGTACTACCTACTGTAGATAACGTTGAGTATTATTTTATGATGAATAAGGATGGAGACATACTGCCGCAAATAATAGAGCAATCATCATTCAGTTCTAAATCTAAATCTTTCTATAGTGACAAGGCGACAACATCAATAAGAGATAAAACAAGTTTGGCGATATCTGATATTTATTCAAGCACGTCGGATACTGACGATATAGAGGATTGCGGATAATGACAATTGTAACAAAACATTTACTAAAAGCAAGAGAAAAACTAAGATTAAGAAGAGAGGAAGAGACACCAGAGAGTGCCAGTATTGCCTTATCTAAATTAACTTTAACAAATAATAATTTACAGTTTGGATTATCTGCAGAAGTTATTTTATCTATAGATATAATTGAAAATAGTCCCGCTTATCAAACGAGTGAAGGATCCAACATATATATAAAGACATTAAAGACAGAAGATAAAACTGTTAAAGAGGCTTTAATAAATTCTTCTCAAAATTATCATGAATTTATGAAGGTAGTCTCGGATAATCAAGGCAAGATAGAACAAATTGATACACCGTACAACAACAAGGGCACAAGGAGAGAGAAGACACTACAAACTACAGAGATTATCTCCTTCAAACCTTTGGCTTTAAAAGAAAAAAACAGTCCAGAAAATTTATCTATATTCTCTGTTGCGGTTATAGAAAGCGAGCAAAGCAAAAAAGCTCTCGCAATATCGAAAATAGTCTTTCAAGACATCATAGTGGGAAATGAATTGTTATCCACTGGAAACATAAACGATATAAGAAGTATAAAATTGGAATCTTATTTAGATTTTGATATTGTTGGAGCAGCTGATGATAACAATAAGGCTTACTTTTCTGATCAGTTTATTAGTCTAGATAAAGATGGGTATTTAAAGTTTATTTTTATGTGGGATAAGATTAGATTTCTACAAGAAATGTCTTTGTTCGGAAATATTCTCAGGAACGGCTCCATGGAGGAGACAAGAAGAAAAATTATAGAAGATTCCAGAATATCAAATATCAAAATATCCCGAAGACGAGTTAAAAGAAGCATTAATGGATTCTCAAATTTCAATAGTAATCAAAAGAATGAGGTAGTAATATCTTCTTCTGACGATGATTCCGGAGATCTACTAAAAAATAGAAAAACTAATCTCAATACAGGAAAGATACAGTCTGAAATATCAAGCATGGATAACATTAAGAACTCAAAAGATTATATAGTATTTGCAATCAATGACTATGCTCCGAGAACAATAAAATATGGAACATATCAATACTTTATAGACGTAGAAGTTCAAGATGGTATGTTGAGATACCTTCTAGACTCCCTATCTGAATTGAGGGGCATCAACAAAACCTTTCTGGAGTACCAATCAACGTTTTTTTCTCCGAATCCTGACACAAAAACAAAAACTCTGGAAGGTGTTGGTAAGATTTTAGAGATATTATTCACTTTAGGAAAGTTTTCAGCACCAGAAAAGGGTCGTATCGAGAGGGAACTAAGCTCTTTGATGAGATTTATAGATGGATTTGAGACACTTATCTCTTTTAACGATGAATTTATGAATAAAATTTCGTATGCCTTATCAAAAAGAGGTGTATCATCAACAAAAGGGAAGGATGCCACATACAGAAAGAACGTTAGTAAGCTATTTTTCTTGCAAGATCATCAAAAATTCTCAGAAATTATAGATTTTTCTGACTTATTGAGGCAAAAAGATGAATATTTGGACATCGAAGCCCCGGATACCGTTGGAATCGCTACTTTTTCTGAGAATTCTATAAAAGATAGGTTCATGGAAGAGTTTGAGAAGAATATTAACTTCAAAGGCGATTATGACGGCATTAATTTCTCTGATCTAAACGAGAAACTGACGGAAGACAATCTGAATGTAACACAGAATGCAGAAATCTTTGATTTAAAGTCTAATTTCTTCTCTTATTTGTCGCCAGCATCAGTTTTTGTCGGCGGAAAAGACGTAAAAAACAACAGCTTTAATCCAAATGACTATACTCCGGACGATAATTCTTCTTTGGATATGATGGCTAGCGAATTATTATCAAAAGGGATAAAAATAATGTCTCCCGTATCTATTGGACAAAACAATCGCTCGCGAAAAGAAGCGACAAGATGTTCAGAAAGTATATTCGGAGAAAATGACATCATAAATAATCAGAAAACCTATGAAAATCAATCCGAGTTGGACACTTCTGCTAATTCTGAAAGGCACTATAAATCTTTGAGCGACTCAAAAACGTTAGCAACGGGAATAGGAAGGCATTATAACAACTTTAATTTAAAAAAAGAGGATTATAATCTAAGTTCTCCAAGTAATTTCTTAAAAAAGAAGAAAAGCAACGAAAACATTGAACTTTTAAACTCAGAACTTGAAGATATGCCAAATCAAGTTAGGGTTCTTTTTGGATCTAATTCAGAATTGGTAAAGAACAGGTGGAACTTAACGGAAAACGACCTCTTCATGAACCCACAATCAGCAAAGATGATGCAGGAAAACTATAGCAACCTAATCAAAGTGGAAGTATTGAGTGATTTTTCAGATGATGCCTCTGGTTCAAAGAATATAAAATTACCAGTTTTCAGAAAATTAAAAATAGAGGATATAGTTGCATTGAAATCCGGCGAGACATTGTTTTGCAAGACCTATATCTTAAATGATCAAACTTTAGGAATAGGACAGCGTAATATTTCTGACAATGAGTCTATTTATTACAACAAATATTTTCTTATTAAAAAAGAAGAGAGTGAATAACAATGGCTAAATCAGATCCAAAGAAGGGTTCTCCTTCTGCAGAAGTTGTAAAAGAGGCAAAGAGAAGTCAAACGACAAAAAGTCTACCAACATTTGTAAAAAGAAACAGAAACCACGTAATAACATCAGAATTTGAAAGATCTTCAGACCCAGTTCGAAATTCTCTAGAGAAATATTGGGTTAATTTAGCTGATGAGATACGCTTTCAAGGCCCAGCAATACCAGATATCATATCTATAAAAGAAATTCAGAAAAAGATAGTTGATATTTTAAATTTTGAAGATGGAAATATATATAAAGGAATAAGTCAAACTTTCACTGTTTCAGATTCGTCTGCTGCTATAGTGGGATCCGTATCGGCCCCAGAAGTGATAGATCCCACACAAGATTTAGCAGCTTTGAGAAAATCAGGGGATTTGTTTAGTAATCTAGAGGCCCTGCAGGAGTCTGGATTGATAGAGACCATTGAGATTTATAATTTCAATTCGGATAATCCAATTGAGTATCCAACGAAGTATGAATCTCAAGCAGCTATAGGTAACCCAGATGCAGATATATCCTTTATTTATAATTATGGGCTATCAAATTACGAACAATTTTCATCTGATGACTCTGTATCAGAAACACAACTATTAAATTATTATAATGATTATGAAGCTATTGATCAAGTATTAAATAACGCTATAGCTAGAAAGCCCTCATCGGTTAAATCAGGTCCAACTGGTATATTATCAAAGTTGGTTATACCAGCGACTAGAGATAGTATAGATAAAAATATGATATCTATGACGGAAGCAAAGAAAGTAGATGATAATAATATCATTGTTATGGATACAGGCATGGAACAGGTTGACTCCAAAAATAACAAAATATTATCTTTACCTTTTTACAATAAAATAGAATTTGGTCACTCAAAATTATCTGGATTCCGAGAACAACTTAGTTCAAATATTGAAAATCTAATTTTCTCTAAAACAACCGAGGTGGCAGGCACACCAGTAACGTCTGTGGGTATTTATGATAGCGTAGCTAACTACTGCTTACAGTTGACATCTCCGGGCGGAAATACTGATTTTTTCAATAAAAGAGGTTTCACTAATTCTTTTAAAGCACCACGATTTAAAAATACAAGCCAGACAGAAGTTGAATTGATTAAAGAAATAGGTCAAGAAACATTATTTCTAATTGATGCTTATGCTATGGCTGAAAATCTATATAGTGGAGACCAAATATTAAACACAAGAGAGCAAGAAACAACACTTATCGGCGGAAGTGAAATAAAAATAGGTAAATCTAGGGCTTTAGGTTTTAGGGATGAAATAGAAAGCCTTTTTGATGAAGAAAAGAATCCACAATTGCAAAATTCTTATGAGGACATCATCGACGGTAAGTCAAACTTCTATATGACAAACACTATACTCTATAAAATATCAAAGTTTGATGAAGATGATCTTGAGAATCCCATACAAAATATATTCTTACCTAATGTCAATAACGACAAAAAAATAACGTATATTGATTCGCAAGTCAAGTACGGAAAGAAATATGTCTATAAAATCTTCGCTTATAAATTTATTTCCGGAACAAACTATACCCTATCTGTCGCAGGAAATCAGGATATGTCTGCATATGCAGAATATTTGCAAGAATACGAAGAGCAGAGATCTGACATTGAAGTTGAACTTGTTCTCTCCGGAGGCGTTCATAGCTTTGATGAGATATATGCTGATCTTTTAAGGAACATGAAAAGAGTTGTAAAAGATACTGACAGTTTTACTAATATCACAAATGAAAGTTCATTTCTAAGAGGTACGATTTATGCCCTCAATCAATTGAAGGAATATTTTGTAGACCGCAGAAGTATAACGATTTTGGCAGAAATAGAAGACAGATTATCCTCTTCGTCTAGCTTGGGCCTAGTTATTGATTCTGGACTTTTGAGTACAGAAGTGAAAGGCAAGCTCACCGCGACCCGTGATTTGATTAAGAAATTCAGAGAAGACATGGTTGATTTGCTTGATACTCTCATAGGCTTTTTTACAGATACTGGCCTCGGAGAAGACAAACCTACCAGAAAGCTCAACGCCCTCAAAACTGTGAACGCCATGGAAGACTTGCTTGAACTGGAAGAGCAAACTCTTGATGCAATCGCTGGTATAATGAGGTCTGATGTCGATGGAAACTTTAATGAAAAAGACAAAAATTTAACAGCCTTTACATATCCGGTAATAAAGATGGTTGAAATACCATACTATGAAGACGCAGGTGCAATATTGGATAACCCTCCAATGTTTCCAGATATCAATTTTGTTCCTTATAAAGGAAATAGTAGGAATATTTCCTTCTTTATATCTTCTGGAGTTGGAAGCACGGAAGAGAATCCAGTCTTATTTAATGAGGATGAGGCATTATATTATGACCTCTGGAGGGAATCAAAAAAGTATAACCAATTTGAGCCAATACCCTTCTTATCCGACGAGGTTCAAAATTTGGGAGCATCATTTGAAATATATAGATTGAGTGACGCTCCGAATAGTTATGAAGATTTTTATAATAAAAACTCTCTGTACCAAATCGTATCGGAAAATTTCAAAGGTGGAACAACTCGCTTACCTTCTGTATCCTTTATGGAAAAAATAAGGCCAAATAAAACATATTACTACATATTTAGACAGAGAGATAGTCGAGGTGTTGTTTCTAATCCGACTGCTGTTTTTTCTGTCTTATTGGTAGACGAAGGCGGCCTTGTTTTCCCGATAATTGAGCAGTATGAATTTCCAGAAAAAGAAAGAGAATACAAAAGGTCAATGAGGAAATTATTAAATATAACACCTTCGATAAATCAAATAACTCCCCGACAATCAGAATCAGGAACATATAGTTCTTATTCTTTACTAGATGAGGTTGGAAGCCTTATGGGACTGACAAACGAAGGAATTTTTGGAAAAACTTTTAAAGTAAGATTTACTTCCAAAAAAACAGGAAAACAAATAGATTTAAATGTAACATTTAAGACAGAACTAGCATCAGACTAAAATAAAAGGTTTTTTATTCTATTTTTAAACTATTTATTTTTGAAACTTTTGCTTTTTAAAAAGGAAAGATATAATGGGTTTTTTAGATAACAGTGGCGATATAATTTTAGATGCCGTCTTAACAGACGCTGGTAGAGAGAGATTGGCGAGAGGAGACGGAAGTTTCAAGGTAGTCAAATTCGCATTAGGTGATGATGAGATTAATTATGAAAACTATGATCTGCTAGCGGCTAGTACCTCTAAGGATTTGCAAATTTTACAAACTCCAGTTTTAGAGGCTTTTACAAATAATACTTCTTTGATGAAATCAAAGCTTATTACAATAACTAGGACAGACCTTCTTTATCTTCCTGTTGTCAAATTGAACGAAAGCTTGGGTGTTGCAAAATATTCTAGTGAAAATGTAGTTCTTGTGACGGTTGATGAAACAACTACAAACAACATGACAGTTGATAGTTATCTTAACGGATATGATGTTCTTGGCGGAAAATTGTTAAGAGCAGATCAGGGTCTGAATACTACAGCAGAAAGCGCAAATCAAACTTTGGATTCAGACTTGGTAGAAACACAATACATCGTAGAAGTTGATAACCGCCTCGGTGCCCTTTATTCTTCAGAGGGATCACCAGCCCCAGTATCATTTATTGATGATGACTCTGTTGCTAGTTACTTCTTCTCGCGAGACGATGTATACGTAAGGGACAACCTCGATACAACAAGTGACAATCAACAACCCATCGAGGGTCCAAGAGGTACTTATGTTAGTTTTAAAATTAGAGCGTCCACAAATTTGAAGTCTAGTACGTACCTTTTTGATCTTTTAGGATCTACATTTACAATTGGTTCCACTACTTATAAATATATTGATACAAACATTAGAATCAGCGGTGCCACTACAGGATATAGCCTAAGTGTGCCAGTTAGATTCATTAAACAGAATTAAGAGAGACTAAAACATGGCAGTTACATTTAAAAACCTTGTAGCAGATAGAGACGTTGCAAATACAAGAACGTTATTGAACGAAGCAATCCCCATCACTGGATCAGTTGTTTCTGGAACATATAGTGATAATAATATCAAGAACTATGCCCATGGCATGTTCCAATCGGTATATGATTATCCTTACCTAAGTTCTTCAGCAAATCATATTTTTGATTTAACCGTTGGGTATTCTGCAGATTCAGCTTTGTCTGGTGCAGCAAGTACTCAAAATGCGAAGAAAATTAATATCTACAATCAAATGGCTCAAGTGCTAGTTGGTTATGACGAGAATAATAATATCAGAGAGTTTGATAGAGACGGAAGTTTGTCCACTGGTGATAAGCTCAAAGAATGTGTTTTTGTCAACTTGGCAAGGCTTCTCACAAAAGATGAAGTCCAAAAGCAATCTTTGGTCTTGACCGTCGCAACAGGTGGCACCCCAGCATCTCCAGACTTTGCATCTCCTTTGACAATTAGTGATTACGGAGCAGCGACAAGTTATAAAACAAACTCTCCTGCAGGTGAATATGGAATTCTCTATACTGGCTCTGCAGCTGTTGAAGGCACTGGTGTTGGCTTGGTTTATTATCAGGCAGGAATCGCAGTATTGACATCCTCCGTATTTGACGGAACGTTTGGAGCACCGGGCGCAACATATGATACCAGCTCAATTGATGCTGTTTTGACCGGATCAGAGATTTCTTCTTCTTGTGACGGATTCAGAAACAGAATGGATAACTTGGATTTCAACAATACAACAGAGTTAAATTCTACAATTTATTTCTGTAGAGCGAATACAAGCGATTTCAATTATAGTGCGAATCCGACTTATCTTTCTGGAAGTAAAATAAGAGTTAAGGATCAAGAGACCGATACTCCAATCTCGTATGTTACAACTGTTGGACTGTATTCGGCAGATAATGAACTCTTGGCAGTTGCAAAGCTTTCAGAGCCTTTAAAGAAAGATCCAACAAACGAGTTCACTCTAAGGGTTCGTTTAGATTACTAATATAGGAAGAGTAGGAAATGTCTTTTAAAAAGTTTGAAAAAAAAGACATTCTTCGTAATGTTATTGAAACGCATCCCAATATTCGTTTCGATATTTATGATTCTAAGTTGTATTACAATAATAGGACTCAGTTGAGTGGAGCATTTTCTGAAGATGTCCGAAACGTTCCTTCTGGATTTATATCACTATATGAATTAAACATTGATAAATCTGATGGTCAGAATAACTTCATTTATCCTTTTATAGAAAAAGGTTCAAGTCTTCTTAAATTTAAAGCAGGAACGAAAGTTGATTTTGACGAAAGCTCGTATGGCGACCAGCTGACGGGATCCTATCCTCTATCTGCGTCAATCACTAGAGACGTTTTAACGGGAAGCGCAGACCTTAAATTTAATGCTCTGAAGAACACAATTGATTACTATTCTATAATGAGCAGTCAATATACGAATGTCGCCGAATACACCACTTTCAATTCAGCTAGTTTGATATCTATCCCATCTATATTTTACGGATCTTCGATAGAAAAGGGTTCAATTGATTTAAAATTTTATGTCTCCGGAACCCTCATTGGACAATTGAAAGACGAGAATAACAACGGCGAGCTAATACAGGTTGGCCCTTCTGGTAGTGTCGGTTCTGGATCAACAGCCGGAATCGCCCTATACAATGAGGGCTTCCTTTTCCTCACAGGAAGTTGGGACTTGAGTAATGGTTCACATACAGAACCTTATGATGGGGCAAAGCCTCCTTCTTGGATTTATTACGCCGTTGGAGCAAATGATGGCACTCCGACTGGAACCATACCAAGCTCCAGCTATACCATGGAAATGAACGGAACAAATTATGTGCCATCTTACACGATGTTTGCACATGCTAATTTGGGAGAGTTTAATCACTCAAACAATCCAACTTATATAGAATACGGGCAAAGTAAGCAGACCCTATCAGGAGCCTATATTTATGAAGAGCCAACAGACTTATTAATTAAAAACTCAGTAAGTTCTTCATATGTTGATCCCACGGGATCTTTCGAAAAGACAACTTACATTTCAAAGATTGGTATCTACGATAAAGATAAGAATTTGATTGCAGTTGCAACAACTTCTACTCCAGTTAAGAAGACACAAAATAGAAACCTCACTTTTAAACTAAAATTGGATATTTAATGATTCTAGGATTAGATGTAAGCACAAGCATCATCGGTGTTTGTTTACTTAAAGATAATAAAATTGTCAAAGCTGATTATATCGACTTAAGAAAAACGACGGGCCTATTACACAAGGCACAAGTTGTTGAAGATTATATAAATCATAACCTAAAACATGTTGAAATAGAGCACATCTTTATTGAGCAAGCTCTCATGTTTTTCAGAAGAGGTGGATCTACTGCAAAAACAATGGCAACACTTCAAAACTTCAATGGTGTGGTCTCTTGGCTGTGTTTCAAGATGTTAGAATTAGAGCCAAATTATGTAACCCCAATTTCAGCACGCTCGAAATGTGGCATCAAAGTACCAAGAGGTAAAAAGGCTAAAGAAGTGGTAATGGAGCATTTTTTGGAAACTGGCGAATTTCCAATAGATTATACCAGATACGGAAATGTACAGAAATATTGCTATGATATCGCAGATGCTATAGTAGTTTCAAGAGCAGGCTACTATTTATTGCAGGAGAAATAAAAATGGCCAGAAAATTAACAAATTCAATTTTAGAAAAACTCATTAAAGAACAGATTAGTGGCCTAGGAGACCTATCTGGGAAAATGACAAAAGCCCAGCAAGTCAACAAGGAAAGAGAAAGGATAAATTCTATTGATGGTGCAGAAACCAAAGGCATAGATAATACGGAGAGAGCAATCATTCAAAGTGTAGAAGACGCACTCACCATAATCGCGTCAGAAGGAAATTTAAATCGCTTTAAAGACCGACTAGAGTCTTTTTTACAAAATATAATTAACGATCTTGGTCTTGGGGATGAAGAATAAAATAATCCTTGACACGTAGAAAATAGTGTGTTATATTAATAGTATGAATGAGAAACTTTCTATACTTCACAACATACTTGGTAAAAGCTATAAGTCAAATGATGAGCATTTGTTTGCGTGTCCTTATTGTGGCCATCATAAGAATAAATTTTCTGTCAATGTTGAGAAGAATGTTTATAAATGCTGGATTTGTGATGCACGAGGTAAGAATCTATTTCGTGTAATTCGTCGTTTTGGTACTTTTTCTCAACAAGAGAAGTGGAAAGAGCTTAGTGGAGATACTCAAGATCTAGGAGAGTTCGATAGGTTATTTGAAATACCTGTTCGGGAAGAACAAATAGAACAAATTCTAGAAATGCCGCAAGGCTTTAGGACTTTGACATCTGTATCTAACAGTAGATCATATTTGAAGGCAATGAGATACCTTTCGCAAAGAGGTATTAAAGCGACAGATATTTTAAAGTGGAAAATGGGGTATACAACAGAGGGAAACTTTAAAAATAGAATAATCATCCCTTCATTTAATTCTAAGGGTAATTTGAATTATTTTGTAGCCCGAACATTCTCTGGAGACTATAGAAGATACATGAACCCTCCAGTGTCAAGAAATATTATTTTTAACGAGCTTTATGTAGATTTTGAAGAAGAAGTGACGATTGTCGAGGGAGCCTTTGATGCGATTAAGGCAGAAAACGCCATACCCATTTTGGGATCAACTATAAGAGAGACATCAAAATTGTTTCAAAAGATAGTAACCAATGATACTCCAGTCTTGTTAGCTCTGGATCCAGATGCGAGAAAGAAGTCAGAGTCAATTAAAAAGTTATTTTTAAAATATGGAATAGAAGTAAGAGAAGTAGAATATCCTGATGAGAGAGATATAGGGGATATGTCCCGAGAAGAAGTTTCAAACTTAAGTCAAAAAGCCAATTTTGTTCAGAGCAGTGATAGCCTGATCAATGCAATTTCCGCCATTTAGTTAGGAGAAAATTTTGAAGTTTGCTCATATTGCAGATACACACATTAAGAACTTGAAGTATCACCATGAATACGGTATTGTTTTTGAAAAGCTCTACAAGACCCTTAGAGAAGAGAATGTAGATTATATTGTCCATTGTGGGGATATTGCACATACTAAGACACAAATTTCACCAGAATTTGTGGAAATGTGTACTAAGTTTTTTAGAAATTTGGCAGATATTGCACCAACATATATTATTTTAGGAAACCATGATGGTAATCTTAAAAATTCCAGCAGGCAAGATGCCCTCACTCCTATCGCAGAAGCTTTGGAGCACCCAAATCTCCACTTGTTAAAGGACTCTGGAGAGGTGGTATTAGATAATTTCGCTGCCTTGAATGTTTTGTCTGTCTTTGATGAGGATAATTGGGTAACACCTTCAGATCCAGATAAGGTGAATATAGCCTTATATCACGGGTCTATTTCTGGCGTAAAAACAGACACCGGATATATAATGACTCACGGTGAACACCCTATCGAAATTTTTGAGGGCCATGATTATGCCTTCTTGGGAGACATTCATAAAACAAATCAGATTTTAGATGATGATGGTCGTGTGCGCTATTGTGGCTCTACGGTGCAGCAGAACCACGGAGAGACAAACGATAAAGGGTATCTTGTTTGGGATATCAAGGGAAAAGAGGACTTCACATGCAAGCATATTGTTTTAGAAAACCCCATTCCTTTTGTTACAATTAATTTAACTCCGAAGGGAAAAATGCCAAAGGGAGTTCAAGTCCCTGAAGGATGTCGTCTCCGTTTGGTTACTCAAAACAATCTTCCTCTGGATGTAATGCGAAGAGCAACAGATGTGGCAAAAAGAAGATTCAATCCAGTGGCGATTACTCGTCTAAATAGATCACAGGGCGAACGTGGCACAGTACAAGACATGGCCAGTGATTTAGAAGCTCAAGACTTGAGAGATATTGAAGTTCAAGAGAAACTTATTAAAGAATATCTAAAAGACTATGAAGTCGAAGAAAATCTCATGGACAAAGTGCTATCACTTAATTCAAAATATAACAAGATCGCAGAAGACAACGAAGAGATTTCAAGAAACGTCAATTGGAAGCTGCGATCTCTCGAGTTTGACAATCTTTTTAATTATGGAAGTTCTAATTCTATAAATTTTGAGAACTTGAACGGTATTGTTGGCATCTTTGGAAAGAATTATTCTGGAAAATCCAGCATCATTGATTCATTGTTATTCACGATGTTTAATTCTACATCAAAAAACGACAGAAAGAACTTAAATGTAATTAACCAGAATAAGGAAGAGTGTTTTGGAAAGGCAACGATTTCTATTGGAAATCTTGACTATACAATTGAGAGATCTGCCACAAAATATGTCAAAAAGCTAAAGGGCGAAACTACTCTAGAGGCAAAGACTAATGCAGATTTTAGTGTATATTGCCCAATAGATGATGATCATGAAAGTCTTAACGGGACAACCAGAAACGAAACTGACAAAAACATTCGTAAAGTATTTGGAAATCTTGATGATTTCCTATATTCCTCGATGGCTAGCCAGTTAGATTCCTTATCTTTTATTAAGGAGGGGTCAACAAAAAGAAAAGAAATTCTGGCAAACTTTCTTGATCTTAAGTTCTTCGATAGCAAATACAAGCTAGCTAACGATGATTCGGCCCCTATTTCAATTGAGTTAAGGAAATTGCAAGATAAGGATTTCAATCAGGAAATCCTAGAAGTGAAGATGGACTTAAGTGAAAAAGAAGCAGAATTAAAAAACCAAAAGGAACTCTGTAAAGAGTACAAGCAGAAATCAAAAGATTGTAACGAAAGAGTGGCGATTATCAGGGAAAAGATTCGTTCAATTCCGGCAGAAGTCATTGATGTCGCTAGGGTGCGAAAAGACTTAAACAGAAAGAAAAGCCAGATGGTGAGCACTCAAGATCAGATTCAGACAGACAAGGGAGAAAGAGACTCCAAAAAGAACGAATATCAGGCAATTTGTGATTTTCTTGGCACCTACTCAAAAGATGATCTTTATGGGGAAAGAGAAAATATTGAAAATTTGCGAAATGACATTGTTGGGTTGAATGGAAAACTGAAAAAAGAGGACGAAGAGCGCAAAAGAAACCAAAAGAGAGTCCAGTTGTTGGATGGCATTCCATGCGGCACGTCCTTTCCTACCTGCAAATTCATCAAGGATGCTCTCGTCGCGGAAGCAAATATACCAGAAAATCAAAAGAGAATAAATTCAATTCAAGATAGTATCAATTTGATTGATGAACAGATTAAATCTCTTGATCCAAAGCTGGTGGAAACAAAAATCGGCGCATATGAAAAAATCTTATCCGAAAGAGATACTTTGTCAAATAACATTACAAACTTGGATTTGAAAATTGACAAGAATAAAGCTTGTGTAGCAACTTTACTGGTTGAGATTGAAAGACTTGAAGATAAAGTTTCTGAATATGAAACGAACAAAGATGCAATTGAAAACTTGGAAAGCCTAAATTCACAATTGGCATCTTTGGAGTTTGATCAGAAGAATTATGAAATAAAGTGTGAAGAATGTAACAACAACTTTTTGAACCTTTATAAAGAGATTGGATCTGCGGAGCAAAAAGTGAAGCAAATCACAGATCAAAAAGAATCTTTCGATAATCTTCAAGAGCAATATTCTGCATTTGATCTTTATAAGCAGTGCATGCATCCTAATGGGATTGCTTTTGACGTAATTCGCAAGAAGTTGCCAGTCATTAACGAAGAAATTGGAAAAATTCTGTCAAATATTGTAGATTTTGAGGTTTTCTTTGAGGATGATGGTAAGCGTTTGGATATTTTTATCAAACACCCTCTTTACGACCCGCGACCTTTGGAGATGGGATCTGGAGCAGAAAAGACAATTTCAGCTATGGCAATTCGGCTAGCCCTATTAAGTGTATCTAGCTTGCCTAAAGGGGATATTTTTGTTCTGGACGAACCGGGCACTGCATTGGATGAAGAAAACATGCAAGGCTTTGTAGACATTCTGTCTATTATCCGAAATTATTTTAAAACAGTTTTATTAATCTCGCATCTTGACACGTTGAAAGACTGTGTTGACATGCAAATAACAATTGACAAAAAAGACGGCTATGCATCCGTTAATGCATAAGAAAAAGGAGAAAAAATGTCAGTATTAACACAAGATACCAATTTTACCAGTTATCAGAACACAGAGGAGATAGGTCCCGAGGCCCCATCAGTATTTAATGATGGGTTTGAAAAAGGTCCATCTCAGACAGGATTCTTTATTTATTCCGAAGAACCATATTCATTATGGTTCAACGACGGTAATGGCTGGATTCTCCATCAGGCATTTACAGTGGCAAATTTAATTACCGGAACAAACTATGCTTGGGGAGAATATACAGCTGCTTATGTAGAGACAAGTGGTGTTCACACTGTCCACGTTAAGCCCCGAACTGGAGACCTTCTTATTGACGGGAACATTGGAGACGGCGCAAATCAGCACGATACACTTATCGTTTCTGGAAATTCAATTAGTGCGAGCGTTGTCTCACCACAGGCAGTGCCTTCATCTGGTCAATTTAAATGGTCAAACTGGATGGGTCAGGCTCCCGGCTTTCAAGCTGGAAATATGGAATATGGTGGAGTTGCAGCCTATGGTGAGGCTACACAGTTAACATTTCATAAAGAAGATGCAGACGGAGTAGATCAATCAGCGTTTTTAGACCAATATTTAAACGCCAAATCTGGTCAAATCAAAACAATACTTGATGCAAACTCAGGACACCATAACGTTTTTCAGATTGTAGGGGCAAGTATAGACAGCAATGGAAATTATAAATTTGATGTATATAATGTATCCCATGATGATATTGCAGTTACCACAGGAAGTACTACAGTTTATTTTGTACTTGTAGGAGCGGAAGGTGCTCAAGGTCCAGCGGGTCCAGCAGGTCCAGCGGGTCCAGCAGGTCCAGCAGGTGCAAATGGAACCAGTGGAGATATGGGCGGAACAATGACAAGCCACATCATTCCAGACACTAATGCAGCATATGACTTGGGCAATGCGGAGTATAAAATTCGTCACCTTTTCTTATCTGACAACTCAATGTACATCGGAGATACTTGGATCAAGGCCGAGGGCGACTCTGTTAAAATGCCAAATCTTTTGGTTGGTGACTTGAATCTCAACAACACAGGCCGTCAAAATGAAGTTGACGGAACAAGTGGCCACTGGTCTATTCAAGAAGGCTCTGAAGATCTTTTCTTGATTAACCGAACAACAGGAAAGAAATATCGCTTTAACATTACAGAAGTAGAGGAGAACTAAAATGACTGAATTAGCAAGAGGTGCGGTAGATAAGGCTTTAGAAAAGGTGGTTTCTCGCAAACTGCTTGTCTGGGCAACAGCAACAGCACTTATGTTCAACGCGACAATTGACAGTGGAGATTGGCTTATTTTAAGTGCGCTTTATATTGGTGGCCAATCTGTTATTGATGCAATTGTAAAGTTGAAAGGTCTCTAAATTGATCAACGTCGATTTAGGCGAAGCATTTAAGGCCATCGGAGCTTTTGTAGCCAAAAACTGGCAAACATTAGCTCTGATAGCCTTTATTGTTTTCTTTTTTCTTTCCAAGAATGATTATGGCGCACTTAAAAAATCTATGGAAGTAATGACGGTTAGTTATCAAGAACAGCTTGCAACAATGGAAAGACTTCATCAGAAGGAACTTAAGCTTCGGGAAGAGTCAATTGCAAAATATGAAAAAGAAATTGCAGATCTAACAAAGAAATATGACGAAGCCTTGGTAGATCTTCGAAAAACAAAAGAAGAAGACATCGAAAGAATAGAGAAAGACTTCAAAGAAAAGCCAGAAAAGCTGGCTGAAGAAATAGAAAACCAATTTGGATTTAGCCATGTTAAGTAGAATATATTTATTAGTATTTATATTGATTTGTTGTGAAAACGCCGAAGCTTCCGGTGGTAAGTTCACTTTCATCCAGCAGGGTAGGCAAGCACCCTTCACAGGCACCCTATTTGACCCGACAGCGACTGCAAAAATAATGGCCAATAGGAAGTTCCTAAAAGAAGAGTACGAGCTTAAGCTGGGGTTTGAGCTGCAAAAAAGACAAAAACAATTTGATTTAGATCTCGCTCAACTAAATATTACCCTCGATACCGAGCGAGAAGGTTTTCAAAAAACCATTGAAGTTAAAAATAAAGAGATTGAGCAACTAAATAATATAATAGCAAAGAAGCCGGGAACCAACGCCTTGTTGTGGGGAGTAATTGGTGGATTTGCAGTCGGCGTTGCAACAACTGTCGGCATAACTTATGCGGTGAACAAATGAAAAAAGATTTAAACGATATTGCAAAATACGAAGTAGCTATTTCCAAGAAATACGGAAAAGAGGCTATTCAACATCCTAAAGCTGATTGGGACGATGAAAAAGAGAAAGATTACCAGCAGCAAATCAAAGATCTGTACCAAAAACAGAAAAAGCAAGAAGAAAAAAACGAAAAAATTGAAATGGATGGGTTTTTAATTTCTAAAAAACTATTTAATAAAGATGACAATAGAAATTGTCTTGTTTGTCAAGCTTATTCTTTTGAATTAAGAGATGATGTTTACATGGCAAAATTTGATTGTTGCTTTAAATGCTACATACAGTGGGTCGATGGCCGAGAGGCCCGGTGGAAAACCGGATGGCGACCTGAAGAGGGAAAATAAATGGCTACAACATTAGAAATCATTCAAGGAATTAATCAAGCGGCAGCTAATGCCTATGATGGTGCTCATGATGAAAGGTTTGTCTCTGGAGAAACCAAGGAAATTGGACTAAACCGCGAATCCGGAGATTCAATTATTGATAGCAGAATCTCTGATGGGTTCGGCGTAAAGATCATTGGAGACATGCTTCAAATTAACTACGAAGCAAACATTAGATTGAAAGATGTTTATGCTGGCGGATTCGAAGAAGAGTGTGAGAGAAAACTGCAAGCAATTGCAGACTTTCTAAAAAAAGAATATAAAGTAATCACAGGAAGCAACCTTTCTCTTGCTCCACAAGGAGAATGCAAATGCATCGTGCAACACACTTCAAGAGTAAGAACTTTTGTTATGGCTCATAAATTATTTAAAATCGGCGGCATGACTGGAGTTGAAACATTGGGAGAGGCCATTACAAACCCGATGGACGTTAAATACCAAAAATTCTTAAAAAAAGGAAAATTCTAAAATGAAACTTACAAAAAATAAATTAAAACAGATTATCAGAGAAGAGCTTGAAAATGCAATGTCGGAAGTTGAAAGACCTAAGACAACAGAGGCATCTCGTGATGCCCATAAAGCTTTGGTGAAGCAATCTGACACGATGAAAGATGCAAAAATTGCTCTCGATACAGCTAAAGAGGAACACACAAAGGCAACGAACCACGCCATCCAAAATCCCCAAGGAAGGAACTATGACTGGTACGCCGATATGTATATGTACCAAGCCCGCGCAGAACTTGCAGCCGCCGAAGCTGTCTATGAAACAGCAGTTGCAACATACAAAGAAATGCACGAAAAAATAAAATCTGATAAATAAAACAAGAACATTAAATGTCATACACACTATCCAAAAAAGAGATAGTAGCTGAAATATTGAAATGCGGAAAAGATCCGGTTTATTTCATTGACAACTACGCAAGAATATCTCATCCGATTGATGGCTTGATTCCTTTCAAGACATATCCATACCAAGCAGACTTACTGCAGGATTTTAACGATTATCGTTTTAATGTCATCCTGAAGGCACGCCAGCTTGGTATTTCTACTATAGCAGCAGCATATGTTGTTTGGCTGATGTTGTTTCATCGTGATAAAAATATTCTTGTTATGGCAACAAAATTCAAAACAGCTTCCAACTTGGTCAAAAAAGTTAAAGCTATTATGAAGAACCTGCCAGAGTGGATTGTCATTGCAGAGATTTCCATTGATAATAGGTCTTCATTTGAATTGGCTAACGGTTCTCAAATTCAAGCAGCCTCGACTTCCGGAGACGCAGGTCGTTCAGAAGCTCTTTCGCTTTTGGTTATCGATGAGGCCGCCCACGTTGAGAACTTAGATGAATTGTGGGCAGGTCTATATCCTACCATCTCTACTGGTGGACGAGTGATTGCCCTAAGTACGCCAAATGGTGTCGGTAATTGGTTTCATAAAACATATATGGAAGCAGCAGAAGGTTCAAATGACTTTCACCCAATCAATCTCTCATGGGATGTTCATCCGGATAGAGACCAACAGTGGTTTGAGAAAGAGACAAGAAACATGTCTAGGCGAGAAATCGCTCAAGAGCTTGAGTGCAACTTTAATACTTCTGGAGAGTCGGTAATACACCCTGATGACATCGCTTGGATAGAAAGCATTGTATGCGAGCCTAAGTACAGGACTGGATTTGATAGAAACTTATGGATCTGGGAACAATATCAGGCAGGTTGCACTTATTTGCTTGTCGCTGATGTGGCCAGAGGTGACGGGGCCGACTATTCTGTCTTTCACATTATAAAATTAGAGACGATGGAGATAGTCGCGGAATATCAAGGCAAGCCTAGCTTAGATATGTATGCAAATATACTTATGCAGACAGGAAAAGAGTTTGGTAATTGCCTTCTAGTCGTCGAGAATGTCGGTATTGGTATCTCGGTTCTTGAAAAATTAATAGACTTGCAATATCCAAATATATATTATTCAATAAAAGGGTCGCATGAATTTATTGAAGGATATCAGGCAGAAACAAATAGTTCTGCAGTACCCGGATTTACAACATCTTCAAAAACTCGCCCACTAATCGTAGCAAAATTGGAAGAATTCATCAGAAACAAACTAATTAAAGTATACTCTGTTCGCTTTTCTAATGAATTACGAACCTTTATTTGGCATAATGGCAAACCTCAAGCGATGAGAGGATATAATGACGACCTTACAATGGCGTTAGCAATCGCATGCTGGGTTAGAGACACGGCACTTACTGTAAATCAAAGAGAGGCAGATTATAAGAAAGCTTGTTTGGGATCAATAGTTAAAGTTAATACAAAAGTGAACACAACAATTCCCGGAATGCAAGGGTATAGTAGAAAAGAGACACTAGACGACAAAATGTTTAAAGCAAAGCAAGATTATAAAAAATATTCTTGGCTCATTAAAGGATAGAAAATGGCAGATCAAAAAAAGAATCCAAATAACCCACAATCAGAATTATTCAGAAGATTGACGAGATTGTTCTCCGGCCCAATTGTTAATTGGCGAACTCAGATGAATCGTAAGATTCGCAGAACATCACTAGATAAATATGCTACTCAATTTAGGTCAGCATCAGGACAGCAATTCAGAAAAGCTGAATATAGTCCTTTCGATGTGATGCATTCTAAGATTATGGCTCAACAAAATAGGGCAGAACGATATGTTGATTACGAACAGATGGAATACATGCCAGAGATCGCTTCTGCTCTTGACATCTACGCTGATGAGATGACAACTCACTCTGCATTGTCACCAATGATGCACATTGACTGTCCGAACGAAGAGATAAAGGCTGTGTTGTCATCTTTATATGAGAACGTATTAAACATTGACCACAACCTTTTTGGTTGGTGTCGTTCAATGTGTAAGTTTGGAGATTTTATTCTGTACTTGGACATCGATGACCGCATCGGAATTAAAAATGTTGTACCTGTACCTCTACGCGAAGTAGAAAGACTTGAAGGTGAAGATCCAACAAATCCAAATTATATCCAATACCAGTGGAACTCAGCTGGAATGACTTTTGAAAATTGGCAAGTTGCTCATTTTAGAATTCTCGGTAATGACAAATACACTCCTTACGGAACCTCCGTATTGGACGCTGGTAGAAGAATCTGGAGACAGCTTGTTTTAATGGAAGATGCTATGATGGCATATAGGATTGTGAGATCTTCTGAAAGAAGAGTATTTTATGTTGATGTTGGTAATATTGCCCCGCAGGACGTAGAACAATTTGTTCAGAAAACAATTACCTCTATGAAGAGAAATCAAGTGGTGGATGCAAACACTGGCCGAGTAGACTTGAGGTATAATCCATTATCAGTAGAAGAGGACTATTTTATTCCTGTCAGAGCGGGAGAGTCTTCAAAGATTGAAACTTTAGCAGGTGGACAGTTCACAGGCGATATTGACGATGTGAAGTATCTTAGGGATAAGATGTTCTCTGCTCTTAAGATACCCGCAGCCTATCTTTCAAGCGGAGACGAGGGTGCATCAGAAGATAAGACAACATTGGCACAAAAAGACGTTCGTTTCGCTAGAACTATCCAAAGACTGCAGAGAGCAGTGATTTCTGAACTAGAAAAGATTGGCATCATTCATCTTTACACTCTTGGATTTCGCGGTGACGACCTTGTTAGCTTCAGGTTAAAGTTAAATAATCCTTCAAAAATCGCCGAACTGCAGGAATTAGAACATTGGAAGCAAAAATTTGATATTGCTGGCGGCGCAACTGAAAACTTTTTCTCTCGACGTTGGATTTCTCAAAATATTTTTAGTTTATCCGAAGAAGAGTTTGTCAGAAACCAAAGAGAGATGTTCCATGATAGGAAATATGAAGCAGAACTCAACGCCGCAGCCGAAGCCGCAGGCGAGCAAGCAGCTAGTGGATTCGCCGGAGAAGCCTCTGATGGCCTAGGTCTTGACCAAGACACACCGGGCGAGGATCTTTCCATCCCTGCAGACGACAATGACGGCCTTGATTTGGATTTTGATACAGAAACTACCCCAGAAGAATCGCCAGCTGAAGAAGAGCCGCTTTTGGCAGCACCAGCTAGAAGAGATGATCGTGGTAGAAAAATGACAACTACCGCAAGGTCAAAAAGTTACTACACGCCAAAGAAGAATGGCCGTGGTGGAGACCGTAGAACTGGTATCTCTCATCATTTATCTGCAATTGCAATACCTAAGCCCAAAGATATCATACCCGGATCTTCAGATCTTAAGAGTTTATCTCGTGGTATTACGGAATCGCAGACTAATTATAGAAAACAAGAAAAAAGTATTTTTGATACAAACTTAGAAATCAGCAAATTGATTTCAGACTTAGAAAGAACGGAGATTCAAATCGATGAAGATGAAACACAATAAAAAGCGTAATACGGGCTTTATTTACGAAGCAATCATTAGAGAGCTTGCAAAATCAATTCATGAAGGAATGGATGACAAAAAATCTAAAATTATAAAGATTATTAGAGAGAGTTTCCGCAGTAATGCTTTACTTGGAAAAGACTTAGATCTATATAAATCAATTTTGGAAACTAAGGATGTTGACAAATATAGAGCAGAAAAAATCATGTTTCAATAAGAACTTCAAAAAAAAAAGAATAATAACAAACGAATATTTTAGCAACAAATAAAATAAATAGGAAAGAATAATAAAGAGA